ATTGTTTACTCTACTAATTAATTCGTTTCTATGTGTTATTAACCACACACTTTTATCTCTGTTCCTTGCCATACCTTTTAACATAGTTAAGCAATTCTCTACACCTGCATCGTCCATGCCAGAGTCTATTACTTCATCTACAAATAGTAAGTTAATAGGTGTGTATAAGCTTTCCCATACATCACGGAATGCCCAACTAAGTGACAGTATCACACGATTCTTCTCACCACGCGATAAATTATCAAAGTCGAACTCTTTACCTAAATCTGTTATCTCAACCTCAAGGTCATTTTTGAACTCTATTAAATGCCTTAACCCTATTTGGCTAATGTAATACGACAGTCTACTGTTTAAGTACTTTAAGTTTTGATCAATAATCTTCTTTCTAACAAAACTGTCTTTGTCTGTTAGTAGTTTAAGTAAGAACTGCTGATGTTCTAAAAGTGTGGTTGCTTTATTAATCTTATCGTAGTTGATCTTTTGTAATGTATCGGCTTTGAAGCTTTCTATTTGATCTGTATAAGTATTCTCTTCTGTCGCTCTAGCTTCTAACTGCATAAGCAACGTGTCTAACGAGTGCTTGTGGTTAAGTGCTTGTTCTAATGAACTGTAGAATACTTCTGGCTTTTTGCCTAAGTAAATTTTCTTAGACTCTTTAGTGTGTGTATCTACTTCGTTTAAAAATCTTTCATGCTCTTGAGTAGCAGTTGTTAATTCTGCTTCTTTAGTTGCTAGCATTTCTAAATGCTTATCACCATGTAAATCCTGCCCACATGTATGGCATTTGCTATGATTAAGCGAGCTAATCGTAGCATCTAATGTTACGATTAATGATTCTTGCGTTGATACTTCTCTCTCATTAGACTTAATAGCACGCCCTAACTCTATTATTTTATCTGCGTTTTTGTTGTATACTTCTAACTCTTTATGTTGTTTGACTTCGTGATCTATGTCAACGTTGTCTAACTGTAATATGGCTGTCTGAAACGCGGTTAAGTCCTCGTCTTGTGTTGTGTTCCAGATCTTATGCTTTTGCTCAAGGCTTCGTATCTGTTGCTCTATTCTAGCATTAGATTCAGTTATTGCCTTAATCTTAAATTCTTCTTGCTTTATTGTATCTTTTGACTCACGTACGTGCTCTTTGAGTACTGATGCTTTTTCAGATAGCAATGTAATGCCTAATAGTTCTTCGATAACGTCTCGTTGATCAGCCGCTTTCATGTTAAGGAAGGGCTCTGTCGTTGTGTTTAACGCAACTATATGCTTAAACATAGTGTGAGTAAGCCCTAGTATATCTTCTATTACCTTTTGTGTCTCTCTGCTGTCACCTTGAGCATCATTATCTTGATCATTGATAAACAGTTTTAGAACATTAGGCTTACGCCCACGCTCAATCTTGTAGTTAATATCATTCTTTGTAAATCCAACACTAACGAGCATGTTCTTTTCGTTTGTTTTGTTGATTAAGTTGCTTAGTTTAATCCTTGTTAATGCGGTACCGTATAACGCAAAACTTAATGCATTGATTATAGTAGTCTTACCTGTGCCGTTTCTGCTACCATTAGCACCTAAGTCTAAGTTTTCACCTAAGACAAGTGTAAGATCACTACCAAATGTAATAGCTTGTGTGACATTGCCTACACTCATAAAATTCTTAATTGTTAAACTTTGTACTTTAATCATAGGATAGATTATAGCACATAACCTAATAAGTCTGCCATTTCAGGATGAGAATCTGCAAAATTCTCATCTCTTATTTTGTCAATCTTTTGTATATGATTTATAAAGCTTAATTCAGCATCACTGACATCATTATTAGTTAATAATTTAACAATATTTGATAATTGATTAGCATATATTGAGCTTTTTAGTTTTTTTATAACTGCATCTTTAGTAGCTCTACTAAGGTGTCTTATATTAAAGTGTTCAGGGGCATCTAATATGTTTAGATGAAGAGCATCGAACGGTTTGGTATGATACCATTCTAGCAGATCAGGCAGATAGAATACGTTTTGAATATTTACAGTTATATAAAGACTGAATTTATACACAGATCGGGATAAACCTAAATATTGATCAATATTATAATTTACATCTTTCCAGCTAGCACCATTTCGTTGATATTCAAATCGATTGTTAATATCGTCTATACTAAATGCAATATCAACTTCTTTAAAGTAGTTCCATTGGGTTGTTAATGTATTAGAGAAATTAGTACCGTTTGTGTTGTAGTGCAACGATACATTTCTTGCATAATTTTTATCTATTAGCTTTTGTAAAAGATAGCGATGATTAGATATAAGAGTAGGTTCACCTCCGTAGAATTCTAAAATTTTAATTGACGGCAATAAAGGATCAAATTCTTTCCAAAAATTATCATTATCTTTAATAAAATTACCCTTACTTCTTAGTGTTAATAGTTCAATACTGCTGGAAATTTTTAACTGCTCAGCTAGAATCTTTGAACTAAATCTAGGATTACAAATACGACATTTTAAATTACATGCTATGCCTAACTCCAGTTCAAACGATATTAGATTACTGACAACTGGTTCTTCTAGGTTTATATCTTCTACTAATAGTTGCATTTTGCCGTTGCCCCATAACCTGTTGCTAGGCAGTCCACTTTTTTCTAAATTTTGACAATGAAAACAACCTTCTGGATAGATACCTTCTTTGAACTCAGTACGCAACTTTTTAAAGTCATCTGAAAAATAAGCGTCGGATATACTGTCTGTGCTAATATCTAGCTCTTTACCTCTATTAAAAGTTGGGAGTTGATACACACAGCAAGGTTTAATTTCTCCCTGGTTTGTAATTTTTAAATTAGTCCATGGCATAAAACAAAAATTATCAGGCAGTGGTTTAGGAATATCCGAAGAGGTACTATGTACTAATTGTGTAACTTTTAGTTGTTTTTTTATGTACGAAAACGTAAACTCGTCCGTTGAATGATCGATTCGTGTTTTTTCCAAGTCATGTTGTAAATCTTCAGGTGATATAAGTAAGATAAAATTATTACTAATATCAATTAGTTGGGTTTCTTTTTGAATATAACTGAGTATATTCAAAGATATAGAATTACTACTATAAAGAACAATTCTGTCAAAAGGTTCGAATGATCGACGATACCCATCTTTTAGTATTTTGTGTATTGTGTTATACGGAGCATCGTTAAGATTTGAAATATCATGAATAGCAACAATATTGAATTTATATTCGTCTTGTAGCCATACTGCAATATCGTTACTAGTCATAGATTGTTATAAATTTCTAATAGTGTGTTTGCATTATAACTGTTTGATTCTATATTCTTAACCTGTTCGTGGACAATTTGGTCAACTGTCTGTACTGCTAAGTTAACCTCTTCGTTATCGCCTACTATTTCCTCCCTAACTGGAGTTAATGCTAGCTCACGTAGCTTGTATTTCTCTATAAACGTTTCTTTAATGTACGTGCTTTCTTCAAAGTTTATATCAACGTCAAGCATTACCCTAACGTGCATGTCGGGTTTAAGCACAGTGTCTGCATTCTCTAGTATACTGCTTAGTGTTAGTACTTTATATGACGGTTGTTTATCCCAATTGTGGAACTCGGGTTTACCATCCCATTCTAATGTCATACAGCCACGATCAGTATCGCCGTCGTCTGCATAGTTGTGGGGGAAACAATTACCTATGTAGTGTATGTTGCCTTGTTTTTGGCGCATGTGGAAGTGTCCAGAAAACACATACTCTATATCACTGAAGTGCCCTGCTTGTATAGTGCCAGCATCTGGCATCTTAACGTTAGCATTCATCTTAAAGTGTGGTAATTCAAAGTGTCCAAAAATGTACTTTGCTTTCACCTTTTTAACCTTTTTATAATCGTCTTTAACAAGCCACGGAACAATAGCAACGTCACCTTTACTAAACCAATCATTAATAATAGTTACGTTAGATAAGTGCTTTGCCCAAGTTACGCCATGTATGTCACGCTTCTCTCTGTAGTACAAGTCATGATTGCCTGCTAAGAAGTAGAAGTTATCAAATGCATCGTTAAGCTTTTCTAAGCAACGTAGACTAAAGTCTAGCGTATGCAAGTTGATAGTAGCTCTATTGTGATGCCAATCACCTAAGAACAATCCTGTTTCACAACCTTCTGCTTTTGCTTTAGCAATAAACCAGTCTATGAAATTTTCACAGTCTGTATTATGTTGCACACTGTTGTTCTTTAGACCGAAGTGTATATCTGTACACACTGCGGCCTTTTTAAATAAATTCACTCTTCTTTAGCTTTTTCTTTTTCTGCATTCTCAGCATTTGCGGCTTTATGACGTTCGCTTTGTGATTTGTGTAGCTTTCTACTATTATTAATCTCTTTAGCATCAGCGTGTGATTGCTGTCTAGTCCAGCTAGGTGCTAGCCCGTTCTCTTCTAAGATATCATCTCTAATGTTCTGCATCTTCTTTTCGTTAAGCAGTACCCTAGTAAATGAGTTGGTTACAATAGCAGTATAATACGCAAACGGATTATCACTTTTCAGTTCGTTGAACTTTAATCCTACTTGACTAAGTTGTACTAAAGCGGCACCACGCATTTCGTCGTTGTAGGTATACCCTCTCCAGTTACTTCTAGTACCATACCGATCGCATAGTTTCATATACATTTTTGCTAATTCGTTTGTTGTTCTGCCAAATGTTTGATTGAACTCGCCTACTTCTACCGTGCCTTTCCAATGGCTTTTGCCTACTAAGAACGGCTTGTTATTTTTATCTACTCTGTAGTGAAAGAACGGATGGAAGTTAGTTCTCATAGGAATCATCTCTATATCATCATCGTGATTTTCGATAATTTTAGTTAAATCTTCGTACTCAAAATTCAAGTCTTCTATTACGTTTTTAATTACTGGCTTGGGTTTTATTTTTGCTTTTTTCTTTGGTACTAACGGTATATGTTCTGTAGTCATAATCCTTATTACAACATCTTGTGCCGACACAGTATCTGGATCTATTTTTGTTTCTGTTAGCTTAGATATCCTTTTAACCCTTGCTAGTCTACCTAGTTCTATGTTTTCTTCTGTGATTTCAGATATATCCTCAAATATTATATCTTGCTGGTTATCGAGATCTTTATCACGAAATGCACAGTAAGTCAACTTACTTAGATGTATTTGTACTAATATGTCTCTGTTGTTTAAATACTTTCTTCTTCTAGCCATTTATTCTCCTCGTGAGTTGGGCGGGTTAATAAGTTCTTATTATAGACAGATATGCATTAGGTTAAAAATCAAATGCGTCGTTTAACCTGCAACGGTGTATAAAGTATGCATATAATTATCCGTATAAATACGATATAGTATTTTTAATGGTTTATTAGTATGCCTAATCACTTATTCGGGGAAGACGACGCCGACTTTATTACTGACGAGTCAGTAAGCACATATACAGAAAGAAGTGAACCCCTTACGGGCGAAGCTCTTCAAGCATTTCTAAATAGCAACGAAGATGAAACTAGCCAAGTAGGTAGCCGTACAGAAAGAAGTGGACCCCTTACTGGCGAGGCTCTTCAAGCATTTCTCAATAGCAACGAAGATGAAACTAGGCCGATACAGAAGAACACTAATGCACAAGATACAAGGAAATCGTTTGATAAGTCAGACTGGCGTGTACGTTTAAGACTAGCACCAAATGCTGATTACTTTTATAATTCGTCGGATCCGGGTATAATGCAACCATTGTCTGAAACAGACGGTGTATTATTTCCGTATTTGCCGCATATGACACAAGGTTATAAAGCAAACTACAATTCGTATGATTTAACACACAGTAATCATAGAGGTTACTTTTATCAAGGTAGTATTATAGATAACATGTTGATAAACTCTACATTTACAGCACAAGATACACGCGAAGCAAACTATATGTTAGCAACAATACATTTTTTACGAAGCTGTACTAAAATGTTCTATGGACAGGATGCAAAAAGAGGTACTCCGCCACCGTTGGTATTTTTATCAGGTCTAGGTGATTACCAATTTAACGAGCATCCTTATGTAATATCAATGTTTAACTATGTGTTACCTAATGATGTAGATTATATTAAAGCTGGTGATCCCGGAGCTCAAGCTACTAATTTTACACAAGCACAAAGGACTAATAACCCAAGCGGTCACGACAAATGGAGTTCTAGAATTTCGAGATTGTTTGGATCAGGGTTATCGGCAGGTGCAGAATCATTCTTTAGAGGTAGTAATATATCACGAGTATCAGGAACAACTATTCCTAATCCCATTTCACAAGGAGATGGGATAACGTACGTTCCTACTAAAATAGAAATAGCGTTAACGCTATTACCTATACAAACGCGAGATCAAGTTAGTAATAAGTTTAGTCTTAAGGATTACGCCTCAGGTAAGCTTCTTAAGAAAGGATTTCATTAATGTCATATCGAGCAACAAGTTCATACTTTGAAACAACTGCAACTAAAGCAAATTTAAATTTCTTAGTTAACAGGAGTATTCCTAAACGATCTGACGATCAACGATTTCAGATTAATGCAACGTACAACTTACGTCCTGATTTACTAGCATTTGACCTGTACGAAGATTCAGACTTGTGGTGGGTATTTGCACAGCGTAACCCAAATACATTACCTGATCCTTTGTTTAGCTTTGTAGAAGGTACTACAATCCTTTTACCTAAGTTAAGTATTTTACGCGAAACTTTAGGATTCTAATATGCCAGATAGTAGTGCTAGAATTGTAGACGCATTAAAAAAAGCAGGTGCAGAGTTTTCTAGAGTACAGACTCCGTTTATTGATACTGATACGTTAGATGGAATAAACGATAAAGTACGCCAAGGTCTTAAAGCCGCCGGAGAAAAATTCTCATCGATCGACACACAAGCATTCGCAAGCAATGCAGAAAGAGTAGCAACACAATTTAATGAAAGTATTGCTGGTACTAGTGCAGGCATAAATGGTTCAGGTGAGGTTTCGTTTAATCCTACAACTGGTAGAGCACAGTTTGAACCCGGTGTTAGTCGTTCTGATCCGGTAAAAAAGGTACCTAACAAAGAAGAAAATGAAACTAACAGTGACACAGGTACTAGTAACATACCTCCGGAATTCTTAGAAGATATAAAATCAAAAGAGAATCCATTTAAAGGGTTTGCTACAATGACATACGCCGCTAGCATTTACTTAATGGGACCAGAACAATACGGATCGATGATATCAACGGGAATTAAGTCTGTGCAAGGATTAGATTTACTTGTGCAAAGTGGCGGTATTTCTAACGACGAAAAAGGTAACCACGGAGCAAGACGTAGTCCATTTTTTAATGTAGATTTTTTTATAGACGACATTGAGTTAAACGGACTAGTATCAGGCACATCTGTAAACTCTCCACATAATATGTTTGACATGTCGTTTACAATTACTGAACCAAACGGGTTGAGCTTTTTAGAAAGACTGCATTCAGCAGTACAAGACCACAATAAAAGAAAGGGTATTAACCAAAGTAAGATTAACTATGCCGCACAAAATTACTTAATGGTAGTAAGATTTTACGGGTATGATATAAACGGTAACCAAGTATCTGGTAAAGATTCAGGACTAACAGAAGCATTAAGCAGTACAGAGAGTGTATCAGAAAAGTTTATACCATTCCAGTTTACAGACATACAATTCTCTATAAGCAACGATTTAGTTAATTACTCGTGTAAAGCAGTATGTCCGCAAACTTCAGTACCGTTCGGCGTTGCTCAAGCAACAGTAACAGAAAATATAGAATTATCAGGTCAAACAGTTAGATCATTATTAGTCGGTAAAAACAAAGCAGTTGATCAAGAAGACGACACTAATCCGAATACTAGTGAAGAAAACGTAACACCCGAAGAAGCACAAGAAGTAGATGCTCCGTCGTTAATAGAAACTCTAAATTCAGTACAAAAAGATTTAGTAACAACGCAACGTTATGAAGTAGCAAACGAATACTTAATTGAATTTGAAAGCGGGAGTAACATAGGCGAAGCAAAAGTAGCATCACCTGTGGGGTTTATAGATAAAGAGCGTGTAAGTATGTCTAAGACAACCAAGGCACAACACGATCTACTAACAGAGAGAGGCGCTTATAACAAAGACGCAAAAATTTATTCTATTACAGCTGGTCAACCAATAGTACAAGTATTAGATACAATAATTAGAACAAGCAGTTATATTAGCGATCAACAAGATATAGTAATCGACGAAGTTACAGGAAAATCAAACTACAAGCAGTCGCAAAAAGTGTTCCAGTGGTTTAAAATTAGAACCGAAGTTAAGCCGTTAAAGTATGATAACAAGCGCAATGACTATGCTTACAGAATTAAGTATGTAATATCACGTTATCTTGTTAATAATACTAGATCTCCGTACTTTCCTGGAACTAGTGAAAAAACATTCCGCGGCGTGCATAAAGAATACGAATACTGGTTTACAGGTAAGAACACAGAAGTCTTAAGCTTTACTCAAACTTATAACTATTCGTACTATCAAACATTTGGTTCTGACATTAGAACTCCGTTAATGCAGAACAATGCACGAGAATTAACTAAAAGATACTATCAAAATAGTAGCTCAGACAAAGGTATAGGTGGAAAAAATGGAAGAAATGAGCCATCGTCAAATGTTGCAAGTTTATTATATAGCCCAGCAGATCAAGCGTCTGCAATACTAACAATAGTAGGTGATCCAGATTGGATAGCACAGAGCGAGATATTCTATTCACCTACTAATGCACTTAAAAGCGTAGACCAAGGTGGAGCAGGGTCAGGTCCGTTTATGCAAGATGGTTCGGTTAACTATGATTCCTCTGAGGTCTTATTCTCTATAAATTACAATACAAATATAGACTATGATTTAAAAACAGGACTTGCTGATCCGGGTACTAAAAACTTTGGTAGGAATTTAGGAAGTGGAAAAGGCGGAGTATCTAGAATAAGCCTAATATACCTGGCTAATAAAATAACCACGAACTTGTCTCAAGGTAAATTTACACAAACTTTAGAAGGCGTTATGATGTTGTTTCCAACCCAAGAACAGCTAGATAAGGAAGAACAAATAAAACAAAATAACATTATGGATTCGATGATGAGTGAAGCCGAGCTAGACCAAGACTTTATGGAAGCTGAGTCACAATTTGACGATTTAGATATAGAGTTTGCAGAACGAGATGAGAACGTTGCACGAGATGACTAATGGCTGAAAATATATTAAAGAGTAAAGGAAGAACAGCAGGCTATAAGTTTGATAGGGGTGGTTCTCCTATGGAGTCAGGACCATATGTTGGCGAAGTAATGAACAACGTCGATCCTACTCGTAACGGCCGTGTACAAGTGTATATTGAAGCGTTTGCTAAACAAAATAGAAATGATCCAGGCGGATGGCGAACAGTTTCTTACTTAGCACCGTTTTACGGTAAAACAGAACACTCAGGTACTAACGTAGGTACTGGTACTCCGATTGGCAATTCTCATTCATATGGTATGTGGTTTACTTCTCCTGACTTAGGAACAAAGCTATTATGCTTCTTTGTTAACGGCGATCCAAACTATGGATACTACGCAGGCTGTATTACTGATCCAGGTCAAATACATATGATACCAGCGACAGCTAATAACGTTACAGAGATTAATAGCAAAGACCCTGCAATAACAGAGACTCCTAGATTCTACGATGAAGAAAAGCCACAGCATTCATCGGTTGTTGCTACAATGTACCAGCAAGGTCTTACAAATGACGACATTAGAGGCCCTATAGGCTCCACTGTACAGCGTGAAAGCCCTAGCAATTGCTATGGCATTAGTACGCCAGGAAGACCTGTTTATGCTAACGGATTGTATGATGATAACATTAAAGAAACACTAGATGCAGATACAAATAATGAAATTACGCAAGCAGATGTAAAAGTAATAGGACGTAGAGGCGGACATAGTATCACAATGGACGATGGTGACTTAGAAGGTAAAGACCAAGTTTTAAGAATACGCACAGCACTGGGACACCAAATTACAATGTCAGATGACGGTGAGGCATTTTACATTACTCATGCTAACGGCCAGTCTTGGCTAGAGTTTGGTAAGTCAGGGACAATAGATCTGTACAGTTCTAATAGCGTAAACATAAGAACACAAGGTACAATTAACTTACACGCCGACGAAGATATTAATATGCATGCTGGCGCGAATTTTAATTTGTACACAGGCGAGGACATTAATATTGAATCAGCTGAAAAGTTAAGCGTATTAACAGAAGAAGGAATTGATATAAAGTCAACTGAGAATATTAATATAGAATCAACTGCGAATGTTGATGTCGGTGGTACAAGAATTGACCTAAACAAAGATGGTGCAGGCACAGAAACAACAGATATTACACCAATGGAACCTACCGTGTATACTGACAATGAGTTAACAGATGACGGCTGGGCGGCAGAAGAAGAACCGTCGTTAGAAAGTATTGTTACTAGAATACCAACACATGAACCATATGCACTGCATGGAGAACCTGCTCCGGGACTAATACCAGTAATTGATCGGGAAGAGCTAAATCAGCAAATTATAGACCTTATAAATAATGCTAAAGTACAACCACCGCGTTATACACAGGGAGAGTAAGACATGGCCGAATACAAAGGATACAACACAATAGGACAGACTAAAAAGTTCACACTTACAGGGCGTGAATTAGTCAAGCGTGACTTATTAAATGCGTTAAGCATACGGTCTGGCGAGTTACCTGGAAGACCTGGCTACGGTACTAGTATTTGGAATTATGTATTTGAACCAAATGTTCCTGAAATACAACGCAAGATAGTAGCAGAACTGCAGAACTTAATCGATGCTGATCCAAGAATAGAAGCAGAGCAAATAGAAGTGTTTTCGCAAGATAACAACATACTAATAGAGATGAACGTTAGGATCTTCCCCGATGTTGACTTGCAGTCGTTTAATCTTTTATTCAACCAAGAAGAGAATTCAGTTAGAATCGCTTCATAATATACCCATATTATTAACCGCATAAATAGTTTAAACTTATTTTACGGCATGATATGGCAACAACTTCACGACAAACAAACCTTTTTGGAATTGAAGATTGGAGATCCTTATATAAAACTTATAATCAAGCTGACTTTCAGAGTTATAACTTTGAAACGTTACGTAAAGGTTTTGTAGATTACTTACAACACCACTATCCAGAAGACTTTAATGACTATGTAGAGAGCTCTGAGTTTATTGCAATGCTTGATGTTATTGCCTTTATGGGACAGGGTATTGCATATAGACAAGATCTTAACACTAGAGAGAACTTCATTGATACAGCAGAGCGCAGAGATAGTGTAGTAAATCTTGCTAAACTAGTTAGTTATACACCAAAGCGTAACGAAGCAGGTAGAGGATTTTTAAAAGTTACATCAGTTAACACTACTGAAAATATTACAGACTATAACGGTAATAACCTTAGTAATGTAACTGTTAGGTTTAACGATTCTACTAACGTTGATTGGCAAGATCAATTCAACACAATTTTTAACAGCATATTAGTAGACAGCCAACAAGTTGGCAAGCCAGGTAGAACAGCAGAGATACTAGGTGTTACTAACGAAGAATATACAGTTAAGCTAGTACCGAACCTATTACCAGTAATACCATTTAGTAGTACAGTAAATGGCACTGCTATGAACTTTGAAGCAGTTAGTGCAACATCAATTAATAATACTAAGATATATGAACCTTCGCCAAAGGTAAATGGTCCGTTTAATATATTATATAAAAATGATAACTTAGGTTTTGCTAGTCAAAACACAGGATTCTTTTTCTACTTCACGCAAGGAACACTAACAAATAAAGACTTTGTTTTAAGTGATAGGATTGCAAACAGAAGCGTAGACATCAACGTAGACGGTATTAACAACGATGATATTTGGTTATACGAGCTAGACTCTAATACTGGCGCTATACTAAATGAATGGTCAGAAGTAGAAAATATCTACGCACCTATTACAACACAAAATGTATCGTCAGATCGTAAGTTCTTCAGTGTAACTAATAGAGCTAATGATCAACTAACGTTGAACTTTGGCGATAGTGTATTTGGTGATATCCCAACAGGATCATTCCGTAATTTTGTTAGAAGTAGTAACGGGTTAACGTATGTTATAAATCCATCGGACATAGCAACAATCAATTTAGCTGTGCCTTACACAAGCAGAAACGGCAGAATCGAAACTGCAACATTTACAGTTAGTCTAGCACAAAATGTTAGTACTGCGAGTGCTAAAGAAGATTTAGATGACATTAAACGCAATGCACCTGCTAGATTTTATACACAAAACAGAATGGTCAATGGCGAAGATTATAATAACTTCCCATATACAGCATTTAATAGTATTATCAAAAGCAAGGCGGTAGTTAGAACAAATGTAGGCACTAGTCGTTATTTAGATTTAGTTGACCCTACGGGAAAGTATTCTAGTATTAATACTTTTAATAGTGACGGGTTAGTTTTTAAAGATAAGACAACTACACACTTTTCATTTAGTTTTGTAGATAGAAACGATATCGAAACAGTTATAAGAAGTCAAATTGAACCAAGCCTAAGCGAGAGAAGTACTATACAACTTTACTATGATCAGTTCGATAGAAAGGATTTAATACCTATTGATATAGAATGGAGTCAAAGCACAACCGCAACAAATGAAACGACTGGGTTTTTTAAAGATTCATCTGGATTGCCATTAGTAGTTGGTAACTATGCTTCAGATAATAGGAAATTTATTGTGCAAAGTAGTTTAATTAAATTTATTCCACCTACTGCTAATGCTAATGGACCTTTTTACTTTGATCAGAATAATAGACTAAAGCAAAGAGAAGGCAGCTTATTACCGAAAGACAACACTGTACTATGGTCTGGCGTAAGCAACGTAATGTTAGATGGTACTAACTTTGGTATAGGTAATAACACTGGTGGTACTGGTCCGATTACACTAACTAATTTTATTCCTACTAATGCAGTTCCAAAAGAGATTATTCCGGTATTTAATACTGATTTGCCATTAGACCTAGAGCAAACAATGTTAGCAAACATAGAATCGTTTGCTAACTTCGGATTAGGATATGATAACGATGCAGGTACTTGGTATATTATCAATAGTGATAATTTAGATGCCAATCATAGCGGCGGCACTGGCTTTAGTCTTGATCATGCACAAGACACAAGCGGTACAGGTATTGATGCTAGTTGTATTATTAAGTTTATTGCTAAAGATAGAATATATACAGCTTCAACACACGTATTGAAGTATTTCTTCTCTAGCGTTATTGAAACACGTTTTTTCTTTAGCGGAAACAATATTCATCATCACAGTCGCAGTATATATGATCCGAGAACTGGCCAAAGTCATAATGATTTTATTAACGTATTAAAAACTAACACACAACCAGGAAGTAATGCTCCGTTAAGTTTAGATGTTAAGATGGATATAATCGGCCAACCAATTGAAGCTGACGGATTCGTTAATGACTTCGTAGTTGAAGTTAGTTACCCTGATAGCGATAATGATGCAGTTGCAGATAATCCAGATTTCTTTACTGATATCGTTTTAGATACAGACTTAGTCTTTTTCCAAACATTAATCGATGCAGACGGACTAGAGAGAGATTTACCGTTAGCTAGCAACGTAATTAACATTGATTTTGATCGCAGAAATGATCCTGGGTTAGATCTTAGTTCGTTCCCTGAGGGGAAGATATTTTATCTACCGCAAGATACTAACGGAATATTTCAAGAATCAGTATCAGGAAGATTAGTTGTAAGACCTGACTTTACTGTACAAAAAGGAAGACAAGATCTACAATTCCACTACAAACATAATAGTGCCGAAACTAAAAGGATTAATCCAGGAACAACAAATATTATAGATACATTTATAGTTACAAATGCGTATCACACAGCTTATTTGAATTATATACAAGACACTACAAACACAGTTGCAGAACCTGCAATACCTACAATATCAGAGTTAACGACCGCATATCAATCATTAGATGATTTTAAGATGCTAAGTGATAGCCTTATACTAAACAGTGCTGTATTCAAACCGTTATTTGGCGCTAAAGCAAGTGCAGAGTTGCGTGCAGATATTACGATCGTTAGGCAACACAACTCATTAGCAAGCGATAGCGAAATTAAGAGTAATGTAATAGATGTTACTAACGAGTACTTTAATATCAATAATTGGGATTTTGGCGATACATTTTATTTCTCTGAGTTGTCTGCATTTTTGCACGATAGGTTAGGTGATATTATCGGATCAGTAGTTCTTATTCCTGTTAACCGTGCTAAACAATTTGGCAACTTGTACGAAGTTAGATCAGCACCAACTGAGATATTTGTAAGTGCCGCAACAGTTGATAATGTTAAAGTTATCGACTCATTAACCGAAAGCGAATTAAACGGAATTTCTTAAGATATGGCTAGAATAAGATCAGTAGATTTTTTACCCGAAGTATTTAAAACAGACACTAATAAAGAGTTTCTGAGTGCTACTTTAGACCAACTAGTACAACAGCCTAAGCTAAAACAAACGCAAGGATTTGTTGGCAGGACATTTGGTCCCGGCATTGAAGCTGATGATGCGTATGTTTTGGAACCTAACAACCTACGTGCGAATTACCAGCTTGAGCCGGGTGTTGTGTTTACAGACAATGACAATAACGTAGAAGATGCAATTACATATCTAGAGATTATTGATGCATTAGCAACCAAAGGTGCTAATGTAGTACGTCATGATAGATTATTTTCTGAGAAGATTTACAGTTGGAGTCCGCTTATCGACTTCGATAAGTTTACAAACCATAGCCAGTACTACTGGTTGCCTGCAGGGCCTGATAGTGTAGATGTTGGTTCAGCAGATACATTTTTAGTAAACGAATTTGATATTACTAGGAATATACCAAACAGGACTTATAATGTTAGTGGTATATCAGGTGAAAATCCTGTAATCACACTAGCACGTGGTGGTGAATATACATTTACTGTAAATCAGTTAGGACATAACTTTAGTATACAAACAGAACCGGGCGCCGACGGAACATTAAATCATGCACCGAATATTAGTAGTAGAGATATTCTAGGTGTTTCTAATAACACTGAAGATGTAGGCACAATTACATTTAATGTTCCAGGTACGTCTAGCCAGCAATTCTTTTATGGTTTAAATGACATTAGTCCTGTTGATTTAGCAACTTTTCAACGGTTTGATGAGGTAAACGCACAGTTTGCCAATACATTAGGTGGCATTGATGGTGTAATTGACATAGAGGGAAAGACTGTTGTTTTTCTTGATCCTACTCTAGGAGACTCGGCAGACTTAGGTTGGCAATACTTAAACTTACACGAAGATGCTCCATTTGAAGCAGAATCGTTTGAAGAAACAACGTTTATAGATCTTCAAGCTGATAGGTATAGCGTTTACCGAATAACATTTATAGGCGATCCGTTAAATCCTGTTATTAGTTTAATCCTATTAAAGCCTGTAGCAGAGTTAGAGAAATTTACAATCGGATACGGAGCAGTATATAATAGTATATCATTTTATAAAAATGCATTAGGTGTCTTTGAGAAAGTACCTGCATTAACTGCGGCACAAGATATCTTGTACTATCAAGACAGCACAGATGAAAATAGATTCGGTGTTATAAAATTAGTCGACACTACAAGTAGTACAGTATTAGACATTAACGATATACTTGGTAAGAAAACATATACTAGCCCCAATGGTGTAAAGTTTACCAATGGACTTAAAGTTAAATTCAGAGGTACTACTAACCCAGCTAGTTTTGAGAATCGAGAGTATTATGTAGAAGATGTCGGTGTAGGCATCAGTCTTATTGAAGTAACAGATTTAGTTACACCAGAAAATTATATAAACAGCGAGTTAGAACCATTCGACTTTAGTTCGTTTGATACAACGAACTTTGACCAAGATTCGAACTCACCTACAGACTTAGACTTTATTACTATTAATAGAGCAAGTAAAGATTTAAACGGGTGGACTAGAAGTAATCGTTGGTTCCACATAGACGTTATTAACCAAACGGCAGAACTTAATAATACAATTGCAGTGATTGATACTGGCCTTAGAGCATCCAGACCGATCATCGAGTTCGAAAAGAACTTACGACTGTTTAACTTTGGTACTAAAGGTAAGACACCGATCAATGTTATTGACTTTAGTGAAACTGACGCGTTTGGATCTAACACTGCAACAGTACCAACAGGTGCACTTCTTCCAGTAGCAGGCGCTACTAGTTTTGTAGCAGATGGATATACTTTAGTAGAAGGATCTAGAGTTGTATTTGCTAATGATATAGATATAACTGTAAGAAACAAAGTCTATGAAGTACAGTTTATTGATCCTGATAATGACGGAACCGATACAATTAATCTAGTTGAAACAGTTGATAATATCACCGAAGTAGACCATACAGTATTATGTCTAAATGGCGTAACGTTAGTGGGTAAGGTATTTTACTTTGATGGTACTACTTGGATAGATGCACAACAGAAAACAGCAGTTAATCAACCACCTTTATTTGATGCATATGATACAAACGGAATAAGTTTTTCAAATACTACAATATATCCATTAACATCATTTAGTGGCACAAAACTGTTTAGTTACGGAGTTGGCACAGGTGCAAATGATAAAGTGCTTGGGTTCCCGTTGCAGTTCCTTAATATTGATAACTTAGGTGATATTGTATTTGATAACAATTTATACAAAGACACATTTGCACATAGTAACCCAGCACAGACAAACAACGTAAGCGATGGTTTTATTAGAAAATACACATCAAGAACTACATTCGTAAAAGAAACAGGATGGACTAACTTCGTTGAAACTAATATACCCCCACAAGTGTTTAACTTTACGTTTGATGGTGTAAGTTTAGTGTTAGATGTACAACCAAAAGTAGAATTAAACGTACCTGCAATAAAAGTATACCAAACTAATAAGTTTATTAACCCTAGCGAATATACAGCTACAGTTACTGATACTAGCACAGTTATTACATTTAATGATACACTAGATGTAGGTGCAACCTTACAGGTTCTTATAATCAGCGATCAACAAAGTTCGATAGGTTACTACAAAGTACCAAAGAATTTAGAAAATAACATATTCAATGAGACTAACAATCAGCTAACATTAGGAACAATCAGAAATCATTACAGTAGTATAGCACAGAATCTAATAAGTTTAGAAGGTGATATAAATGGTGCAAATAATTCTAGGGACTTAGGCGAAATAGACGCGTATGGTGAATCAATTATACAAAATAGTGCACCACTAGCACCAGCGGCTAAATTTCTTGATAGCACAGCATTTAACTTCTTTGATGCATTAGAATTTAATTCTAGAAGTTACGAAAAATACAAACAAAGAATATTGTCCTACGTAAGTCGCGTTGACACCTACGGGTTAACAGCTGATGTTATTCTTGACCAAGCAATAGCGGCAATTAATACTGGTAAAAGCCCAGCTAGTCCATTTTATGCAACAGACATGTTACCTTGTGCTAACGCTGTCACAGATACAGTTTATGAAGTAACATCAATTACTACAGATACATTTAATACAGCATCGATACACGACTTTACTAGTGCTACATCGGGTGCTATGTCAGTATACCTTAATAATGTTATATTGTTAAGAGGTATTGATTATATTGTTACTAGCGATAGTGCATCTGTGCAAATACTAACCCCACTTGTTATAGGCGATAGCCTTAGTATACGTGAGTATGATTTTGCAGTGGTTTCGTTTTGTCCTGCTACTCCTACTAAAGTAGGACTATATCCAAAGTACACACCTAAGACTTACGTAGACAACTCGTATACTATACCACAGCAAGTAATACAAGGACACGACGGCAGTATATTAATTGCATTTGGTGACTTCCGTGACGATGTATTACTTGAGTTCGAATCTAGAATTTATAACAACATTAAAGTTGACACGTCGGTTCCTATAATTGAAGCTGATGTTATTCCTGGTAAATTTAGGACTACAGAATACAGCGACAGAGAGATAACAGAGATGTTATCTGTCAGTCTTTTAAACTGGGTAGGACAAAATAGATTAGATTATAAAACACAAAACTTCCGCATTGATAATGAATTCACTTGGAATTATAGTACAGCAAGTAATAAGTTAGACGGCACTGCTCTTAAAGGTCATTGGAGAGGCATCTATATAAACCATTACGATACTGATACTCCGCATATTACTCCTTGGGAAATGCTAGGACTTACTGAAAAGCCAATATGGTGGGAAAGTGAATATGGTCCTGCACCATATACTAGTGGTAACTTAGTTCTATGGGGTGACCTAGAAGCAGGTAGAATTAAAGAACCAGGAAACGAAAGCACAAAGACATGTTATGCTCGACCAGGATTATCAAGTATTATACCAGCTGACAGTGAAGGCAACTTGTTAAATCCGTTTGTAGCATTAGTACAAAATTATTCACAACAAGACTTTAGAAAGAGTTGGGTTATTGGTGACGTCGCTCCTGTAGAATCAGCATGGCGTAGAAGTAGTTCGTATCCATTTGCCTTACAGCGTTTATTTGCATTAACAAAACCAGCGCAATTCTTTGCATTGGGTATTGATAGGGACAAATATGCGTTTAATAACGAGCTAAGTCAATTCTTATTAAACGGTCGTCATCGTTTAGATACAAGAACTGTAGAAATAAAAAGTAACACAGTTCTGAAGCACAGCTACATTAACTGGATAATTGAGTACAATATAAACAGCGGATTTAGTGATGGAACAGTATTAACAACTGAACTAAGAAGGTTAGATGTTAGGTTGTGTTATAGAATGGGAGCATTTTCTGACAAACAATATTTGAAGATATTCACAGATAGAAGCAGTCCAGATACATTAAATTCTAATTTGCTATTACCAGATCAGAGTTTTCAACTACTGTTACATAAAAATCAAGCGATTAGCGAGTTACAATATTCATCAGTTATCGTACAACGAACAGAAGATGGCTACTCAGTATTCGGTAACAGCCAGACACAACAGTTCTTCCAAATACTCGAGAGCTTATCTAATAATAATTTCACAGAGATAGTGGTAGCAGGGCAAGCTATTAGACTACCTAAAGACTTCTCAGATAATGTTACTTTAGTACCATACGGGTTTGAGTTTACTACTCCAGGTCTTGTAATTGATTTTTTAGTGAGTTACGGTGCATTTTTAGAGACACAAGGATTAATATTCCAAACAAGTGAACAGCGTTTACTAGCATCAGGTGAAACAACTGCTGAAGATTTAAATTGGGGTAGAATGACACAAGAGTTTACACAATGGGTAAACCAAGGATGGGATGTAGGTAGTGTTATTGATCTTAATCCTGCGTCAACTACATTAGAGTTTGAAAAAGATTTAGCAGTAGTTGACGATATTACTGGATTAAGTGCTATTGATCAACCGTTAGACCAAAATGGTCGTCCATTAATACCATCAGACTATGTAATTACTAGACTAGACAATAACTTTAAACTTAGGACTATTAATAATAAGTCTATAGATTATATGAGAATTAGAACAACAAGTTATGAACACTTGTTGGTCTTAGATAATGTTAGTATTTTTAATGACTTACTGTTCCAACCGGTTACTGGGTTAAGACAACAACGAATTAAGTTAGTCGGATTTACAACGTTTGATTGGAACGGACAACTCGATGCACAAGGATTTATATTAAACCAAGATAATGTTAAAGAATGGATACCTAATAGAGAGTACACAATTGGTAATATAGTTAAATTCAAAAACGTGTTTTGGAGTGCTACTGTAAAAATAATACCATCTGAAAACTTTGATTTTGCTAATTGGCGTAGAGTTAACTATGATGATATTTCTAAAGGTTTACTACCTAATCTATCAAGCAAAGCGGCACAAATATCAGATTATTATAATAATAAATCTGCTAACTTAGAAACAGATGTAGATCTATTAGCATTAGGATTGATAGGATTCCGCCCTAGATTTAACTTTAGCGCATTAGACGATATCAGTCAAGTTAATTTTTATAGCGGATTTATCGATATTAAAGGCACAAGAAATAGTACAGATGCATTCCGTAACATTCAGTTTGATAAGACAACAACAGAATACGACATATTTGAGAACTGGGCAGTACAACAGGCGATGTACGGCGGCAGTAGCAACAAGACGTTTATTGATTTAGAATTAGAAGATGTAGTCTTACAAGATAATCCGACTATAGTTGAATTAATTAGTAACAATAGTACAAAAGTAGCAGACTATCAATTAATTAAAGTAAATGAAATCTTTAAACAAAGCGAACCGCACATCGATTCTAATGTATTTCCTGTACAGCTAGATAATTTAACTGATACTAATCTACCAATAGCAGGTCATGTTCACTTAGATGATATAGATATATCTGTATTTGAACTAAGCGACCTTGCTGGTATAGTAGATCAAGTACAAGAAGGTTCGTTAGTTTGGGTTGCAAAAGACAATACGTATGATTGGAATGTTTATAGAACAGATCATAGACTTGTATTTAAAACACTTGCGTTAGTTAACGGCGTTATACAAGCAACATTCTACGAACCGCACGAGTTTATATTTGGCGATAAAATAGTAATACAAAACGCAGTTACTGAAATAAACGGCGGACATGCAGTCTTGAATGTTATAGATGATCTAACTATAGCGATAGACGGAACACTAACAGATACTTTTAATAACGTTGCGGCTAACACAACAGACACAGCTGATATTGATTTGTTTACAGCCGATAATACATTAAGTGCAGTAGTTTATAAACTAGACTCTATGAGAGTTAGAACTTTTGCAGATTTAAGCTTAGAATTCTTTAGACAATTACCAGCTGGTTCTAAAACGTGGATCGATAATGTAAACGGCAAACATGCAGTGTACCAAAAGTTTAATGTTGTAGATAAACCGTTAGCTGATTTCTGTGGATCGAGTGATGCAGATGCATGTTTAGGAATACTAGGTTTTAGTAGAATAACTGCTGACTTAGATGATAGCACAACTGTTACTGCTGACTCAGGAAGATTTACAACTGTTGATACAAGTAAATCTGCAGATTCTACAACAATAACAGCAGATTCAATTGATACTGTTGACCATACAGGTGTTTGGTTTCAAACGCGCCTAGAAGAAGATGTAGTAGACGTTACGTTATTTAACAGAACGGTATTGTACAATAAATTTACAAACCAAACTAAAGAATTCTTAGATTATATTGATCCAATTAATGGAAAGATATTAGGATTAGCACAAGAGAATATAGATTATATCGGTGCTCTTGACCCAGCATCATACAACCAAGGACTAGATAACATTACTGGTGTGACGTGGAGTGAAGACAGTCTTGGACAAATTTGGTGGGATACAACTAATGCTAGATATTTAGATTATCGTCAAAGAGAAGTAACGTATGCTAGTAGAAATTGGGGTACATTGTTTCCAGGCAGTTCTATTGATATTAGACAATGGATAAAAAGTTCAATACACCCTGCACAATATACAGGACCAGGTACAGTTGTTGATCCGGAGTCATTTACAGTTGTTTCAAATATTGATAACAGTAGAACAATAGTACAGGATTATTACTTCTGGGTTACAGGACTAGCAATAATAGATAAGGATTCGGAGAAGACTTTAAGTACTAATGCAATACAACAGTATATTACAGATCCAAAAGCATCCGGGATCCCATTTGTTGGATTCTTAAAAGCAAACACAATTGCCCTGTTTAACGTACAAAAGTACTTAACTAACAGCAATGCAATACTCCACGTAAGTTATAACAACACCCAAAGTGAAAACACAATATTCAGCGAGTATAACTTAATTAAAGAAAATAGTGCTAATGACTTTTTAGAGACACAAGAATATAGAAAGCTATTAGATAGTTTTGTCGGTGGTAACACTATAGGTCTTGCTGTTCCGGATCCAACTCTTGGTGCCGCTGAAAGATTAGGTATTAAGTACAGACCTAGACAGTCAATGTTTGATAATCGTTTTAACGCATTAAAGGAATACTTAACGCAGGTTAATACTTTACTTAAACAGCATATTATTTCAACTAGTAAAAACTTTACATTACTTACAGCTGAAGAGCTAAAACCGACGATAGTTAGTACATTACTACCCAACGGCGAAATAGACCTGCAGGTGGCAGATTTAGAAGAACTAGGATTTCAAGATTTATCTCTTGTTCCGGTAGGATATACCTACTTAGTTAATGTCGACACAGATAATACTGGTGGCTGGAGTATATATAAAGTAATTGCAGGATCTGTATTACTGCTAGTACGTGTACAGCAATTTGACACATCAAGGGCGTGGGACTATATTAACTGGTACAAAAACGACGAAGTAGAGAATGCACCGCAAATTACTATCGTTGATGATTTCTCAAGTCTAATATCAGTGCAAGCAGAAGAAGGCAATTACGTTAAAGTTAGATCTAATAGTGTAGGTAAGTTTGAAATTTATCAATTCTATAGTAACGCATGGATTCGAGTTGGGTTAGAAGATGGCACTATTGAGTTTAAATCCTCGTTGAGTGACGGAACATCATCGCAAGATAATATAACAATTGATACTGCGACATTCACAACAGATACAATTGTAGTTACTGCTGATGTTGGTACAGGCGGCACTGAATTAAGAAATGTATTAAATGCAATCAATCAAGACTTATTAATAGATGATTTACTAATAAACAGAAATATTTTGTTAATTAGTATCTTTAAGTTTATTCTAGCAGAACAAGGGAATGTAGAATGGCTATATAGAACTAGTCTTATTGATGTAGAACATAAGGTTCGTGACCTAGTACAATTTCCTACATTTAGCCGAGATAATCAAGACTTTTTGTTAGATTATCTTACTGAATCTAAACCATTCCATGTTAAGATTAAGGAATTCTTATTAAGATACGATAGGTTTGATACAGTAAACACTAACACAACAGATTTTGATCTTCCGTCACAGTTCGACACAACGTTTAGTAAGTTCATAAGTCCGATACTAGATTATGATGGTGCTATTTTAAATACAGACCAGAGTAACTTTGATGAAGACGGTGTGGGATTAAGAGTCTCAGATCCTAATATATGGACAACGGATCCATGGAATAATTGGTTTAATAATAGATTTTTAAAGGTTAGTGATACTACGATAGTTAACGCAGGTACCGGATATACATTAGCACCAACAATAACAGTAACAGGCGGTGGTGCAACAACGCAAGCAACAATGACTGCTAGGATTAGCACATCAGGTAAAGTTATTGATATTACAGTTGATACTCCGGGAGTTGGCTACGTAACGACACCAACAATAACAGTAACAGGAGGTGGCGGTTCGGGTGCTATTATTACTTCTATCCTTACAAACAACTTAGTAAGATCATTCTTAACAAGAATTAAGTATGACAGATATGAATACGAAAGCAGTGTAATTAATTGGAGCACACTTGGTGATAACGTATTCCATAATTCTTCGCAATTGTTAAGACAAACTATTAATAAAGTATATACAGCGAAAGATGAGAGAAATGTAGATTCTACAACTCTTACAGTTGATCATGATGCTAATAGTAGAACTACTGATCAACTGCAAACAGCAAGCAATTTTGAATTAGGATTTGTGTATGAAATTATATCAATCGGCACAACAAATTTTACTCTACTCGGCGCATCGTCTAATACAGTCGGATTGCATTTTAGAATGACAAGTGCAGGGGTTGGAACAGGTACTGCCCTTAAGTTAGGAATAATTACAGATAATACAAACACAATAACTGCTGACTGCGAGTCATTTACTGCATTTGGAACATCGTTTGATCTTATTGATTATAATTTAGTTGATATTACTACGTTAAGTGGTGTTGATAGAATTAGAGGCTTTTACCAACCTACTTTAGATCTACCAGGAATAGATCTTGCGCTATTAATTAATGGTGTTACATACCCTAGTGTTGAAGTAGATGATTGTGATTACTTAGAGACTGTTACAGTAGATTCTGGCTTAGTAACTATAGATTTTAGTTCTTTAACAACAGATTCTGTTGTTAAAGAACTAAATGTAGACTATAACAGTTTATACAATGACGTGTACTTAGGTATTAATCCTGAAGATATTAACGTTGATGGCAGTGGGTTTGTTGACACCTATAGCAGTCATGCTCCAGAAGAATTAGTACCAGGTAGTATGTTTGACACATTGGATTTAGTAGTTACTACTAGACCTGGATTTGATTACAATGGCAACGGTCATGCATTTGAAGTACAATCAGTAATAGAAGAATACATAAGTATCGGAACTACAATTAGTTTCTTAGATTTAGTTGAACATCCTATCGCTCTTCGTGTAGCAAACATATCAAACGGATTGCTATTAGTCGAAGGAACAAATTATACAGTTAATTGGATAAATGCTACAGTAACTATAATCTCAGGAGCAGTAACCTCAGATCAGATACAAATCTTTGCTTATGAAATAGGTGGAGGAAACCAATTATATCGTAACACATTTAACGGTGGAGAAATTGTAAATCACTTAGAGATACCAGTTGGTTCTGCAGAGATATTTAATATAGTTGTACACGTAAACGGCATAGAATTATCTAGTGGATTTACATCTACACCAAGCGGTGCAATTACAGTAGATTCTTTATTAGTAACAGCAGATTCAAAACTAACAGTAGACACGTTATCAACAAGTGGTGAGAGCAAGACAAACATTACATTCATAGAGACTTATACTGCACTTGACTTTATTGCGATTACTGTGTTTGGATTTGAAACACCACAGCATAGTCACAGTTACCCAACAACATACGTATCTGATGTATTTGGTGTTGATACAACTACTATAACAGCAGATCATGTATCTATAGATACTGTAGTTACAACAGACGGCGAAGTTATAGATGCAAGTTCGGTAGTTGTTACTACTGATACAAATTTAATAATTAAAGGAACACCTTTAGTAACAGCTGATACATCAAGTACTGAAATTAACATAAGTCCATACAGTACTGATAAAACTAGAGAGAATATGATTGTTGAGCTTAATGGATCTCGTTTACGTCCGCCAGAAGCAGTCAGGTACAACGGTGACGGTGCTGAGTATGATTTTACGTTACCAACAGATGGCAAGGTAAATCATACTACTGTAGCAGATAACGAAGTAGTAGTTTATATTAACGAAGTGCGACAAACATTAAGTACAGATTATGTAATTGATTCAACTGTGCCAGCATTAAAGGAAGTAACATTCCTAACTGACCCACCAGCAAGCGGAACAAATGTAGATGTTTATATTAATACAGCATCAGACTACACAGTAAACGGAAATATACTTACATTAGAGCACATAGTTCTTACAGCATCAGATACACTTGCAGTAACTACTTGGAAAGATGTGTCGCAATTAGATTTATTAACAAATGTATTTGTCGGCCCAACGCTTACTACTACACCTGTAATAGAGTTTTTTGATAGTGTTGGGTTTGATACTGAATTATTTGATGGTATTAGTTTCACTGCTGGTTCTGCTAACTTATTCGACTTAAACAGAACAATACTTGATAATGGCAGAATGTGGGTTACTAAAAACGGCCGACTATTGCAAGCAGGTACTGATTATATTGTTAGCGGAACAGGATTATTCCTTACTGGTGATATTATCACATTAAACGATGTTATTGTTGCAACAAGCATAACAGATAATGTCGTACCAGATACATTGTCATTTAGACTGTTTAAAGACATGAAAGGTAATGCCGCAATGTATAAAGTTAACAAAGATAGTAACACTACTGCGTTAGTACAAGATATTGCTTTAAATGATGATACTATTTTCGTTAAAGATGCTAGCTTACTAGGTGTTCCGAATTTAGAATTAAACATATTCGGTATAGTAATAATAGACGGCGAAAGAATTACTTACAAGGAA